AACACTCTGAGGTTCTCACCCTATTGTTATTCTATTCGTACATTTAAAGATTATGATATTCCAGAGCAACTATTACAACTTGCCCCAGAGCATGTAAAAGCGTGGCTGAACGCTAGTAAGCCAGCGTATTCGTATTCTGTTGGATTGAAAAAAGTATATGACACACTTAATTCTTATTTTGATAAAGAAAAGCCATATAATAAGGAGTATGCTAAAAAGATTTCGGGTTATGTTGAGAAAGTATGTCAAGAAATTTTACCCAAAGAGATATATATGTGGGAGTGGGAAGATATAGTTAAGCATTTAGATACATCCACCTCAGCTGGAGCTGGACATAAAGGCATGAGCAAATGTGATGTGCTAGACGCTTCAGATGGTTTTAGGAAATTCTCTGCGTACTACAATATTTGGCATCATTCACCGTATGATGTCATACCATGCAAGCTAGCTACGAAGGCTAAGCTGCACCCTGTAGGAGAGGAGAAAGTTCGTACCATATGGGTTTACCCATTAGAGCAAACGATGCTCGAAGCTACAATAGCACTTCCTATATATCACGAGCTCAAATCGCAGAAAGGTCAAGGCCTTGGAACAAAGCTCATGTTTGGTCCAGATACATTATATAAATTATCTGTGCTCTCGCAAACTGATAGGCACCGTGTGTCCTTAGATTGGCAGAAGTTTGATCAACATGTACCATCATATATCATTAGGAAAATCTTCAGCAACATATTTGCACGAGTCAAAGGTTGGAACTCCCGCCGTGAGTTCAAAGCTGGAGAAAATAATGATTTTCATTTTGAAAAGGATTGTGAACGTATAAAAGCGTTTTTTATACACACGCCAATGATGTACCCCGATAAAACGATACATTATAAAGACCATGGTATACCCTCTGGCTCACCATTTACTCAAATAATAGGATCAATAGCAAATGCAGCTGTTGTGCTCTTTGCATTAAATGAGCTTAATATTTCAGTTGCAGATTGGTTTGTTTTAGGTGATGATTCGCTGGTGACAACAACAATGCCAGTGACAAAGAGTAATCTCGCAAAGATTGCAGCCATAGCTAACCAGGCAGCGGGATACGTATTATCCCCAGACAAGTGTGTAATACCAGCATATACGATGAG